CCCATCCATGCCCAGGAGATCCTGGCCGCGCACCAGCAGGCGCTGGCGTCCGGCGCCGGTGGCCGCACCGCTATCTATAAGGCTGCCGCCGCACGCCTGGGCATGTCCATGGCCACCCTGTATCGCAAACTGGAGTCCTTGACCATGAAGGACAAGCCCCGCAAACGTCGCTCTGACGCGGGCTCGACTGCCATTCCGCTGCGCGAGCTGCAGCTGATCTCTGCGCTCCTGGTGGAGAGCATCCGCGCCAACAATAAGCAGCTGTCGTCGATCAAGCTGGCCGTAGCCCGCCTGCGAAGCAACGGCCTGATCCGCGCCGAGTCGGTCCACAAGCCGACTGGAGAGCTGCGGCCTATGTCGGAGAGCGCGATCAGCCGTGCCCTCTATCAGAACAACCTGCACCCCTCGCAGCTCCTGGCACCAGCGCCTGCCATCAGCCTGGCGAGCAAGCACCCGAACCACGTCTGGCAGATCGACGCCTCGATCTCCACCAAGTTCTACCTGGACGACGACGGCACCAAGACCATGAGCCATGCCGAGTACTACGACGGCAAACCGGAGAACCTGAAAAAGATCGAGCGCAAGCGCCTTTGGCGCTACGTCATCACCGACCACACCAGCGGCACCATCTACGTGCAGTACGTGCTGGGGTCCGAATCGGCTGAGAACATCTGCCACGTCCTGATCTGCGCCATGCAGAAGCGCGGCGAGCAGGACCCGTTCCACGGCGCTCCCTTCATGGTAGTGACCGACCCCGGCGCAGCATGAAGTCGGCGATGTTCCGCAACCTGTGCCAGGCCCTTGGCATCGAGCTGATCATCAACGAAGTCGGCAACGCCCGCGCCAAGGGCCAGGTCGAGCAGGCCCACAACATCGTCGAGAACGAGTTCGAGTCTGGCCTGAAGCTGGAGAAAGCCGAGTCTTTGGAGCACATCAACGCCCGCGTGGGTGAATGGATGCGCGCCTTCAATGCGACCGAGATCCACACCCGCCATCGGCGGACTCGGTACGGCGTGTGGATGCAGATCACTCCGCAGCAACTGCGTATTGCACCGCCGGCGGAGACCTGCCGCGAGATGGCCACCAGCGCGCCGCAGACCCGTGTTGTCAGCCCGCTGCTGATCGTTTCCTTCAACGGTGCCGAGTACGACGTAAGCAGCGTTCCTGGCGTGATGGTCAGCGAGAAGGTGCTGATGACCCGCAATCCTTGGCGCGATGCCGAGAGCGCCCAGGTCATCCGCCACGACGACAACGGCCGCCAGGTGTTGTTTGTGGTCGAGCGCATCGGGGTCGACCAGTTCGGTTTCCGCTACACCGCGGCCATGTTCGGCGAAGAGTACAAGCGCCACGCCGAAACACCGGCTCAGGTAGCGCGCAAGGTGCTGGAGCAGATCGCTACCGGTACTGACACCCAGGAAGACGCCGAGAAGGCCAGGAAGGCCAAGGCCGTGCCGTTCGCCGGCGCGATCGATCCGCACAAGCATCTGACCGATACCTCGCTGCCGGCCTACCTGCCGAAGCGCGGTACCGAGGTGGAAACCACCGTGACGGTGGCCACCGTCGAGCTCAAGCCCATGAGCCACGCTGCGGCCGCCAAGGTCCTGCGCGCACGCATGGGCGCCGACTGGACCGCCGAGTCGCTGTCCTGGCTCAAGTCCAACTACCCCGATGGCGTACTCGAGGAGCAGCTCGACACCATCGTCCAGCAGCTGCAGGTCCCGGCACGTCCCGGCCTGCGGATCGTGGGAGGGACTCACTGATGCAGCACCTGAAGGAAGTACTCAGCACCGTCAAAAAGGCTCAACGCGACTTGGCCCGCGCCGTGGAGGTTTCCCCGGCGACCATCGCGCAGATCATCAATCACGGCCAATGGCCCAAGTCCATCGACAAGATGCGCCTGTTCGGGCGTATCGCGGACTTTCTGTACGAGAACGGCGCGAACGATGGCGACATCGCTGCGCTGGAAGAAGAGATGGAGCCCCGGCGCGCCAACGCCGAGGCCCCTGCAACCCCCGAAAACGATCAGGAAACCGAGGAGTGCGAACCCATGCTAATGCCGAAACAGCCCCTTCTGCCAGCCACCAAGCAGGCCTTCGAGCTGTACATCGACCCCTTCGACGAGTTGCGCGCGGCCGAAGACATGTACGTCACCCAGGACATGCGCTATGTCCGCGAGGCCATGTACGTCACCGCGCGCCACGATGGTTTCCTCGCTGTGATTGGTGAATCGGGCGCAGGGAAGTCGGGGCTGCGTAAGGACCTGGAGCAACGCCTGGCGCGAGAAGGGTCGCCGATCATCGTCATCAAACCGCACGTGCTGGGCTCCGAAGACAGCGACGTCAAGGGCAAGCCCATGAAGTCCCTGCATATCGCCGAGGCGATCATGACGGCGATCGCACCGCTGGAAACGCCGAAGTCCAGCCCGCAGGCTCGCTTTACCCAGGTTGAAGCGGCACTGAAAGCCAGCAACTCCGCGGGTCAGCGCCACTTGCTGATCATCGAAGAGGCCCACAGCCTTTCGACCCCGCTGCTCAAGCACCTGAAGCGGTACCGCGAGCTGGAGGACGGCTTCAACAAACTCATCTCCATCATCCTGATCGCCCAGCCCGAGCTGGCGGTGAAGCTGTCGCCCCGCAACGCCGAGGTGCGCGAGGTTACCCAGCGCATCGAGATCACGTGGCTGCACCCACTGCCAGTCAACCAGGTCGAAGCGCACCTGGCGCACCGCCTGAGCCGAGCAAACAAGAAGCTCGGCGATGTGATGGAAGACGGTGCCGTCCAGGCACTGATCGAGCGCCTGAGCACCAGCGGCAAGGACAAGACAAGCCAGCTGTACCCGCTGGCCATCGCCAACCTGGTCCGTGCAGCCATGAACCTGGCCGTGCAGATCGGTGAGCCGCGCGTGACCGCGGACGTCGTTCGGGAGGTGGTGTGACATGGGAACCATCCATCAAGCCCAGCTCCAGGCGGTGCGGCTTCCGGCCATGGTCCACCTCACCGACGAATTCGCCAAGGAATTGGCCGCGTTCAACGCCATGACCCGTGCTCTGCGAGAGGCAGGTATCGAGATCCGATCTCTGATGCAGCACGACAACCGCATCTACATCCGCACCGAGGACTCCGACCTGGTGAAGTCCAACTTCCTCTCGGAAATCCGTGGCATGCGCTACCGCACCAAGGGCAAGCACACCCACAACGTCGTCACCATCCGTGGCGTGGACGTGGCATGGCTGACCCCGGTGAAGGAGCAGGACCAATGAGCGAAGTCATCACGCACGCCTACACCCCACTGATGAACGTCGACGCCATGAGCGAGCAGGACTGTCGCCAGGCCCTGAAGGACCTTCTGCAGAACGGCTTCGCGAAGGACCAGCAGCTCATCGAGCTGAAGATTGGCTGCCACAAGTTGGAGAGCATGCTGGTCAAGCTCCTGGACCTGTTCATCTCCGAAAAATACTCGAAGCTGCACGCCGAAATGAAGCCGATGGCTGAGTTCCTGCAGGAGCAACGCGCGGCTGCGGCCGCAAGGAAGGTGCACTGATGAGCAACGTACCCGTTTCCGCTCGCGACCTTTCTATCCGCCTGGGGACCGTAGCCAGGGGGCTGGAAGTCGATCCGGCAGAGGTAGACCTGGCCGTCATGATCAACGGCTTGCGCTTCCCCCTGACGCGCGAGTCCTTCCAGGTGGATGACTACGGCACGCTGGAAATCAGCCTCGCCGAGGGTGACTCCGACATTCCCGGCGTCAAGCAGCTGCAGGCTCTCGTTATTGAGCGCCTGCGCCAGATCCGCGACGAGGGTTTCAGCGAGAAGCACGACGACCAGCATGTCCAGGGTGAACTGGCGATCGCTGCCGCCTGCTACGCGGAGGAAGCTTTCTGCCAGATCCGTGAACCCGAGCGACTCCCCGTGATCAGCCAGGTCGTTCCCCAGTTCTGGCCGTGGGAGCCCGCCTGGTGGAAACCCAGCCTCGACGCGCGCCGCAACCTGGTGAAGGCCGGCGCCCTGATTCTTGCGGCGCTCGGCCAGATCGACCGCGCCATTGAATGTGAACTCCCGGAGCCGACCCATGACTGAAGCCAAACACATCCCGATTCCCGAGGTTGGGTACGCAATGCCGTCGGCAACCTGGTGCATGAGACTGAAATCCGCGAGCAGGACAAGTTGCGCGATCGCGTGGTGACCGACATTGCCGCCGAAGCTATCCGCCTGCATGAAGCCCTGAAAGCTCTGAAGCAGAAGGCCCTGGCGGATATCGAGGACCTGGTCAGCATTGCCGGCGAGAAATACGACATGAAGCTGGGCGGGCCCAAGGGCAACGTCAGCCTACTGTCGTTCGATGGCCAGCTGAAGGTCATGCGAGTCCATGCCGATCGCGTCACCTACACCGAGGAGATGGAAGTGGCGAAGGCGAAGGTCTTCGAATGCATCCGCTCCTGGGGCGAGGAATCCAACAAGCATCTGCTGACCCTAGCCACCAACGCCTTCCGCCTGAATCGCCAGGGTGAGATCAGCATCTCCCGTGTCGCCGAGATGATGCGGGCCGAGATCGATGACCCGGAGTGGAAGAAGGCCATGGAGGCAGTAAAGGACAGCCTGATCGTCAGCGGCTCTGCGGTGTACATCCGCGTCCAGAAACGCCAGGGCAACGGCCAGTACGAGACCATCAATCTCGATATCGCGGGGGTGTGACATGGACCAGGATCGCATCCTCGAAAAGATCAAGAAGTGCCTGGAGATGGCCAAGGGCCGGGCTCCAACCCGGAACGAAGCCGAGATCGCGCTGCGCCACGCGCACAAGCTGATGGAGGCATACAACCTGGAGATGGGTGATGTGCTGGCTAGCATGGCCGGCGAAGCCAGTGTTCCGGCAGGATCGGATGGCAAGCCTCCGGCGTGGCGGGTGCGACTGGCCCAAGTGTGTGGCCACGCCTTCGGTACCCAGCTCATCATCTGCTCGTCCGTTTTCCAAGGTGCCTCGTTCCTGTTCATCGGCTGCGCAGCTGCGCCGGAGCTTTCCGGCTACGCCTACCAGGTACTGGAGCGCCAACTCCAGAAAGCCCGTAAGGAGTACCTGGGCACGCAGAAACGCTGCAAACGGTCCACCAAGGTCGCCCGCGGTGATGCCTTCGCGCATGGCTGGATCGAAGCGGTGTACGCCAAAGTCGACCAGTTCGCTGGAGTGGACGACGGCATCGCTGACGCGATTCAGGCCTACATGGCAAAGCACCATGCGACGTCGGCCAGTTTGAGATGAAGCGCCGCAAGCTGAAGAGTCGAGACGAGGTTGCCAGCGAAGCCGGGTATGCCGCAGGCAAGCGTGCCCAGCTCCACCATGGCGTTGGTCACCAGCCAGTGGCCCGTTTGGCGCACGGGGTGTGACGTGGCAGCCTCAGTCAACTGGCCCAGGACGCTCTAGCTAGAGCTGATAAACGCCTTCGCCATCGCATAGCGTGCAGGAACCGCCGGCCATGGACTCAGGGCGAGATCGAGCAGCTGCGCCAGCGCTACGCAGACGAGCCAACAGAGCGCATTGCCGAGGACATCGGGCGCTCTATTCAGACTATCTACAAGAAGGCCCAGCAGCTCAGCCTCAGCAAGTCTGCTGAGTTCCTGAAGAGCCAGGAATCGCGCCGCCTGGATGGTTCGGAGGGAGTCGAGTTCCGATTCGTAGATGGCCATGAACCCTGGAACAAGGGGCGCAAGGGCTTCGGGTCAACTGGTCGCATGGCGGAAACCCAATTCAGGCCGGGTAGCAAGCCAGGCAACTGGAGGCCAGTGGGCAGCAATAGGGTCAGCCAGGACGGATACCTGCAGCGCAAGGTAACCGACACCGGCTATCCGCCTCGGGACTGGATCGCAGTTCATACCCTGTTGTGGGAAGAGCACAACGGCCCAGTGCCTGCCGGGCACTGCCTGTGCTTCCGAGATGGCAACAAGCAGAACATCGTCCTGGACAACCTGGAATTGATCACCCGCGCCGAGCGCATGCGGCGCAACACCATCCATCGCTACCCGCCAGAGCTAAAAGACGCCATCCGCGCGGTCGGCAAGCTCAAACGCACCATTCGGGAGATCGAGCATGAAAAACAAAGTTGAGGATCTGCGGAACCACCTTTTCGCAACCCTGGAAGGGCTTCTGGACAAGGACGAGCCCCTGGATATCGAGCGCGCCAAAGCCGTTGCTCAGGTCGGCTCGGTGATCATCGAGTCGGCTAAGGTCGAGGTGAAGGCAATGGAGCTGCTCGACGCGAACGGCAGCAAGTTCCTTCAGATCGGCCAGGAGGCCAAGTAATGGCCCTGGCAAAAGCACTGCTCAGCAAAATCCACATTGCGCGCCAGCAGCTCGGCCTGGCCGAGGACGTCTACCGGCAGAAGCTCCAGGGCATGTTCGGCAAGGCCTCCTCGAAGGACCTGAGCCCGCGCCAGGCCGAAAAGCTCCTGGAGGAGTTCAAGCGCCTGGGCTGGAAACCTCAGCCCAGTAAGCGCAGCGCCGGGAAGCCACACAACTTCAGCAAGCTCCCGGCCGAGATCGAGGTCATCGAAGCCCAGCTGACCGATATGCGGCTCCCCTGGAGCTACGCGGACAAGATCGCCAAGCAGATGTTCGGCGTAGCAAAAGTCGCTTGGCTGGCCAAAAAGCCGGACCAGGTGAAGGCGGTCCTGGCAGCGCTGCACGTCGAGCAGGAGAAACGGCACCTGCTGGCCGAAGTGGAGCGCCTCTGCCAACGCCTCGGCATCGAGCATCCAGAACAGGCTGCTGGATTGGATCACCTACCGAAGGGCTGGCAGCGTCAGCGTCCAATTCTCAAGGCCCTGGTGGATGCACTGAATCACTCCTTGAACGCTCGGGAGCAGAAGGAGGAAGTATGAAGCTTCGCTCGCAGCAGATCCGCCGTCGCAACAACATGCTCAGCGAGCTCGCTGAGCTGATCACTGGGGAGATGAAACGTCTGGGTATCGCGGATGAGAAGGCTACGGATGCGGCCGGTAAGGTGGTGTTTCAGCTTCATCGCCGCTGGGCGGGCATCGTGCTGACGTTTCCGGCTAAAGACGACCTGGTGCGGCAAAGGATCAAGATGTACATCATTGAGCGGTACGACGGTACGAATGCCGATGAGCTGGTCCGCGAGTTCGGTGTAACTGAGCGCTTCATCTATAGTCTCATCCAGGAGCATCGTCGCAGTAAAATCGACAAAAACCAGATGACCTTCGACCTTGGTGTGCCGGCGGACTGA